GTGTATGAGCATACCAATTTAGCGAGCGCATCAGTTTAGTTTGGTATTCCGAAGGCGACCATGTGCGCTGAGTTTCTATCTCAGGATAAATTGGTTCATCGCCTACATACTTTGCATCAGTATCGCGATAAGGTACGGTTTTGGCAGGGGCTTCAAAGCGCCAAGCCACTTTGTCTGTAGTTTTTGTAGAACGTTTGGTTGCCATTTACATTCCTTTAGTAATGATTTGAACTGCTCGATGCATCAAAATGGACTCTTGCCTGTATGCGGCAATTTCCCATGGTTGACGCAGGTAGTCGTTCTTGTTTAGTCGACCCATCCAGTATGTTTGGGTCCTGCCACGATGGACTTGGTATTTGATCTGTCCTAAAAGGTGCTGTTTAGCATGAACCATCTCATGCGCCAAAACCCTTAGGGTATCTCCTAGGCCCAGATCACTTTGTAGGAAAATAAAAATATCTTTGCCCATGCCCAAGGTCAAACCCTCAGCTTCGTGCTCAGAACGAACATCTCGTTTAGTAGCTATTATTATAGCACCATTGCGGTGTTCAATATTTAAGAGCTTTGCATATACCTTTGCAAAGGATTCTAATAATCTGCGTTTTTCAGCAGATTTTGTGTGAATTTCTATGTCCATATTTGTATTATAAGACCTTTACCAATTTGTGTCAAATAATCAAAACCGTTTCAAAGCAGGTAAATACTAGACTATGCCAAGACTAAGCCTTTGGAAAAACGAAAAAACCAACGATTTCCATTTCATGGATCGGGTGATCCGCGAACAATTTTTGGTTGGCGGGACTGCGGTATTGGTTCACAAATACCTACAGCCTGCTGATCAAGGTGCCAGCACTGACCCAACTAAACCAAATCATCGTGCCGACGATATACTTAACGAAACCAAAATACAAGACTTGTTATTTTTGGAAAACAGAGACCGTATATACGACCCAGATGTTTACGAACTCCGCGGTGTCTACAATGTAGGAGACCAGGATTTTGATTTAACGCAGTTCGGATTGTTCCTAAGTGCTGATACTATTTTTATAACCTTTCATACCAACGATATGGTTGAACGAATGGGCCGTAAACTAATGGCCGGGGACGTCATTGAATTACCGCATGTTCGGGATGACTTATTATTAGACCAAACCAAGCCAGCTATTAATAAATTTTACGTGATTCAAGATGCTGCTCGAGCTGCCGAAGGCTTTAGTCAAACTTGGTATCCACACATTTGGCGTATCAAAGCTAGTCCAATGACTGACGCTCAAGAATACAGAGATATTCTACAAAATAAAGCAGACAACGGTGTTGATACATTAAAAGAAGCACTCAGCACTTATCAACAAGAATTAAAAATTAGCAACGCGATTGTTGAGCGTGGTGAACAATTAGCCCCCACTATATTAGATGACGGCAAAAATATATTACAAGACACTACAAAGAAATATCAAGAAGGCGCTAACCCAACTTACGATCACGGTGAAGATATAAGTCAGGGCTTGAGCTTCCCGTTGAATCCGAAACAGGGCGATTTCTTTTTACGTGTAGACTATAATCCGCCTGTGCTGTTTGCCTATAGGGGCACTCGTTGGCAGCGTATGGATGTTCAGTCTGGTCCTGTTGATTTAAGAGATAACGTCCTGAATGCCGCACCATTTATTAATAATAAATCTATAACAGTAGTAGGTGGCGAAGAGATGCCAGAACGTCAAGCACTAAGCCAAGTTATTAAACCTAAGGTAGATTACTAATCATGCAATTTTTTTACGATGAACAAATAAGACGCTATTTGACACAGTTCATGCGTATACTAGGAGGCTTCAGTATAAAAACTGGCAAAGATAGAAACGGGCAAGAAAGTTATATTCAAGTTCCTGTGCGCTATGGTGACATTAATCGTATGGCTGCTCACATCATGAAGAATCAAAGTGAAAACATGATTAATACTGTGCCTTTTATCAGCGTATATGTTACAGATTTGCAAATTAGCGCAGAACGTAGAATGAACCCCACCCACGTTGATAAGGTTCAAGTTTACGAAAAAAAGTTTAATTATCAAACAGGAGAATATGTTGACGACGAAGTAGGTAATACTTATACCATCGAACGTTATATGCCAGTACCTTACGACCTGACTGTGCAGGTCGATATATGGACCAGTAACACTGATCAAAAGCTACAGCTCATGGAACAGTTGTTAGTTTTGTTTAATCCTAGTATTAACTTGAAAACAAACGATAACCCGTTCGACTGGAGCAATTTGACTTTTATTGAGTTAGTTAACGTAGTATGGAGTGCTCGTCAAGTGCCGCAAGGTACCGACGATATTATTGATGTGGCTGCACTAAACTTTACACTGCCTATTTTGATCAACCCTCCTGCTAAGGTCAAGCGTCAGACTTTAATACATACTATTCTAACTGAAATTAAAAGAAAACAAAATCAAGATATTTTTGAGTGGGATCCTAGCAACCCAATACCTAATAAAGAATGGGTTGTTGTAACTTTCGACGATTTAAAATTGCAGGCCAGCATCGAAGGCAATCGTGCTACTATATTAAGTAGAGGTGGTGGCACTACTGATGAACAGGGTAATCCATTAACTTGGGAAAACGTATTAAAGCCTTACGGAGAAATAAAATTTGGTATTAGTAATCTAAGGCTAAGAAGAGGGCCCGACCCTAGTGATTTTAGTCAGGACATTATTGCTACGATAGATAGCATAGAAGATGGATATCCTAATATATTAAATCTTACTATAGACATTAACACACTGCCAGACGCTACTATTCCTGCAATATCTGCTGTAATTAATCCTATTAAAGTAGCTCCAGGAAAAAACTTACCGGCGGCGTCTCTAGGTCAACGATATCTTGTAATCAACGATGTGCCTAACGGAAGTCAGTGGGGAGTTATTAATGCTAAGGCTAACGACATCGTCGAATATAACGGAAGTAACTGGATAGTATCGTTTGATAGTGCTAGTAATTCTAATGCAGTGGTGTTAAATATAGCATCGAACTTATTATATGAGTGGCGTAATGGTCAGTGGATTAGTGCTGTCGAAGGCACATATCAACATGGTTGGTGGAGATTATATCTGTGAAACAGTTTAGAGGAGTAGGAGCAATTATTGTCAGCGAAGAGTCTGGCAAAGTAATGACTGTGCTACGCTCTCCTCATGAAAGTCATCCAGGCACATGGACATTCGCCGGGGGTAAGGTAGAGGTTAATGAGGCCATAGTTGATGCTCTACTAAGAGAATTAGAAGAAGAACTTAATCTAACAAAAATTAAAAAAATATTACCTTTGCACAGTTATCAAAGTCGCAGTAAAGACTTTATCTATGACACTTATATTGTCTTAGTGGGCAAAGAATTTATACCAGATTTAAATTGGGAAAACAGTGGTTATGCATGGACTGATATAGACGGGCTACCTGGTCCGCTACATCCTAAAGTCAGACAAATGTTAGGATCAACCAGACTGAAAACTAAATTTAAGAACTTTTATACGTGGGTGGATAAAAAGAATGGCAGCAGAGATAATACCATTTCCGAAGACAGAAAAGCCGCTTAAGGTAGCTAGATCTATAGACTTATATTACTGTTGGGACAACAGGCTAAACAATCCTCTGCTTAATAGTCTATTCAAACCAGAAACTAGTTATGTAGAACGTTGGTATTTACAAACACAACATCTTCTTAACAACGAAGAAATCACTCATCCCATTATAAAATTACTGCTCAGTCAAGAAGATAAGACCTTGAGCTTACTAATAGAAAATACAGAAAAAGATTTGGCTGTTCAAAGATATTTTGTAGATGCAAAAAATATGGCGGCAGCTGAAACTAACATCATCAGACTGAACAGATGGTTAGTTAAGTGGCAAGGTTTATTTCAATATCGTCAACGACTTTAAATCTCTTTGTGCCTAAATGACTAAGCTCGCATGTGATTTGTATATCGAGCCAAATTGGTATACTGTTGTCATTGCACTTTCTAAAAAATTCAATATCTTCTCCGGTATATTGATTATTATGAAAACCCAATTGAAACCAAGGTAAGTCCAAACGTTCAAAGACAGACGTCTTTATCAAACAAAAGCCTAAGCCCATAGCTTCTATTTTGATATGGCTTTCTGTTTGTTCTTCTACCTTGATATAACTGTCCCAATCATCTATTTTGTGCCATGCCGTAGGGATTATCGGTTCGACTCGTTTGCTATAAGCAGCTCCTACAATTTCTTCGTCGAACTCGATTAAATCAATGACATGATAAGGACTAAACTCTATGTCGCTGTCGATAAACATAACATGAGTTGCGCCCCATTCTTGAGCAGATAAAACTAACTCGTGTCTTTGATTAGCAATTAATGTTCCTGGACTAACAAATAACTTATGTTCAATTCCGTATTCAGTTAAACTGGTTGCTAGATTATACAGAGAATAAGCACAAGAACTGTGCATTATGTCCCTAGTAGGAACGCATACTGCTATACGAATGTCTTCGGTCATTTAACTTTTTTCAGAACAAGTTTTTTAGGAGCATTGGAATTTTCTTGATTTTTAAATACTCCCACTGCTTCTTCTGCCTTGACTGTAGCTTCACGAATTGCATTAGCCAACTTGACACAGATTTGAGTAGATGTGATATATGCATCTTCAGGAAGTTTTACCATCTTATCCATTGTTTCAGCTGAAGGTTTTCCGGATGTCAGAATTTCTATGGCAGCAATTTTTCCTAAATAATTTACCCAATATTCTTGTTCAATGCCTTGCCAATTTTTTAAAGATGTTTCTACTTTGTTAGTGTCTTGTTTACTTAAAAAGTCTTCTAATTGTCGTTTTTCTTCTAGAAGAACATTACGCTCGAACGTTCTCTTTTCAGATTCCAAATCACTGTCTATCTTTCGAATCCTGTTTATTGTATTAATAATAAATCTTGGATAAGAAACTCCTGTGGAAACGGAAAAATTTGTTAATTCAAATTCGCTTTGGCTAAAGTGCGGGCAAAGGTCGAACATTGGCTGTAATGCATTGCCAGCAGATTTTGATGTTTTAGTGGCCATAAAAAAATACCTCAAACTAGTTTGAGGTATTTATAGATGTTTTTCTAATTATAATTTTAGTATGCGTAAGGTGTTGTTTGTCCGCCAAAACGTGAACTTAAACTAATTTGAGTTCCTGCTGTGTGACCCATGTATGCACCAAGTGTTCCACTTAGTGTAATGTTTTGACTTGCACCGGGGGCAACGTTAGTATACGCTTGTTTAACACGACCCATAACAATTTCGGAACCAGTTGCTGGTAAAATAGCCATCTCAGTAAATCTCCTATGCTGATTTATTTATCATTTAATCTAGACTAGGGAGACATAGTCTCCCTGTGTCATTGATTATAGTGACTTAGATCCACCAAGTTGGGCTTCTAGACTTTCGACTTTGTCGTTAAGTTCCTTGATTGCTTCTACTAGAAGAGCAACAATCTTTTCATACTTAACAGTCATGAAATCTTGACCAGACTTGCTGACTTCTTTGCCGTCTCGAACGACTAGGTCAAACGGAGCAGGTACAACTACTTCTGGAAGAACTGCTTTAACGTCTTGAGCTAACAAACCAACTTGTGCTTCTTTGTTTGTATAACCAAAACTTGCAGCTACATCGTTGGCGTTATAAGTAACACCATGTAACTGTAATGTCTTGGCAAGAGCATTTTCAATTGGCTTAATATTTTCTTTTAGGCGCTTGTCTGAGTAGTAAGCTGTAATTTCGTTTGTAGCACGAATTGTACCAGCTGTGGCGCCTGCTGCTGTACCGATACCAATTGCGTTGAACTGAACGCTACTGCCTGTACCAACTGCTTGGCCAATACTCACAACACCAGTGCTAACAGTAACACCTGTTCCGCCTGTAATGGCTGCGCGAGCGCGAGCATCTGTGTAATACAAGTTACCACTTTCGCTGATAGCACTAGTATTGATTGATCCAGAACCGCCTAAGCTAATTGCTGTACCGTTAATAGTAATACTGCTGTTAGCCAATGAGCTGTTTGGAACACTGCTCAAACTTACTAATACGCTATCACCGTGTGTAGCGTCATCGCTGGCCACTGCAACTGTTACACCTGCAGAACCACGGAACTTGAATGTATCGTTGTTGCTGTCGGCAGCGGCAGTTGTTGTGCCGTCTGTGAAGTTCTTGAATATGTTCTGTGAACTACCTAAGTCACTGTTAGTGATTGTAGCTGTAGAGCCTTCACCTTGTGTGTGGCTTACACTGATACCAGTACCAGCAGTGACGTTAACCATGTAGTTACCAGTTGTATCAGTACCTAGTGCAACTGTGTTGCTAGCTACTGTGGCAGTTAACGTTACGTTAGCACTACCATCCATACTAACGCTACCACTTAAATCACCACCTAATGTGATTGTGCGTGATGAACTCCACTTACCTGCTCGACTTGCATAATCAATGGAACTGTAATAACCAGAACTTGAACCGTCTTCTGTTAACGACTTAGCGGCAAGAATAGAAACGTTACGCTCCAGGTCTGCAAGACGCTTCAAGCTAGACTTGCTACCTGTAAAAACAATCTCATCGCCGCCGGGGGTACCTGTAGATTCGACTAACGTACCTGAAGAGTTATACTTATAATTTTTTGTTGCGTCAAGTGACTGGGATGTTGTAGTTCCTGCACTTCGTAATACACGTTTAGACATTTTAATCCTCCTTATGGGGTTTAACTAGTTCGAAGGATACAATCAGTTGTTCCCAGAGCTTCTAATTTTAAATTAGCGCATCAGCAAGGGGATTGTCAACCCCTTGCCTTTGACTAGTTATATTAACTTAATTTACTTCCTGTTACTTCAACTTCATCACCTTCTAACAAGCCTAAACCAGCTGATAGAGTTAACGTTGTACCGCTTACGCTGTATTCAGTTGGACGTAATGGCAGACGGTTTAGTAATACCATATGATGGACGCTACCACTTAAATCAGCAAATGTAAATGTAACTGTGCCAGAAACGTTAGTTGTTTCTTGTGCGGCTGTTACAGTTTGGAATGTAGCATGATAGTGAGCTAGTGTTCTGCTACCTGTTAAGCTGTTAAGAGCTGTAACACCAGTGTTAGTAATTGTAGCTGTAGAACCTTCACCTGCTGTATGGCTTACGCTGATGCCAGTACCTGCACTTACGTCAACCATGTAGTTACCAGTTGTATCTGTACCAAGTGCAACCGTGTTGCCTGCAACTGTAGCAGTCAATGTAACGTTAGCGCTACCGTCAATGCTTACACTACCAGTTAAATCACCACCCAGTGTAATGGTACGGGCTGTTGTCCACTTACCAGCACTAGTAGCTGTATCAGCATTACCAGTTAAGGCACCAGTGAAGCTAGTAGATGTAACGCTAGTTAAACCAGCGATTGTTGTAGCTGAACTACCCAAGCTGATTGATGTAGAACCAACTGTAACTGTGCTGTTTGACAAACTTGCGTTTGGAATAGCACTTGTGGAAATTACACCAGTTGTGCTGTTATAGCTGATACCTGTTCCAGCACTTACGCTACTGCGAGCACGAGCTGTTGTATGATATAAGTTTGTTGAACCTTCGCTGACAGAATCTGTGTCTAGAGTGCGTGTGCCGCCTAATGCCACTGATGTGCCGTTGATTGTAATACTGTTGTTAGACAAACTACTGTTTGGGATACCGCTCAGACTAAACACACCAGTTGTGCTATTGTAACCGATACCAGTTGCTGTGCTGGCACTTACTGCGCCACGAGCACGGGCTGTTGTATGATATAGGTTTGTTGAACCTTCAGCTAAGTCGTCGGTGTTTGCTGCTATTGGATAGTAAACAGCGCCGTCGTTAGTAAATGTCCACTTATCTGTACCTTCGTTCCAACGAATTTGTGTGTTTGCTTCATCTCCACGCTCAACTTCAATACCAGCGTTTTGACTTGGAGCACCAGTTACATCGCTGTTCAATGTTAGAATATTGTCAGCAACTGATACTGTGTTAGAGTTAACTGTTGTTGTTGTACCGCTAACTGTGAAGTTACCAGCAACTACAACACCATTAGCATCAACTGTTAATGCTGTTGAACCATCAACAGTAACTGTAACTGTACCAGTACCTGTATCAGTTACTGTAATGTTACTATTACCTTGACTAATGCTGCTTGTGCTGATTGCTGCCACTGATGTGTCAACATATCCTTTAGTTGCAGCATCTGTGCTTGCACTTGGAGCACCAAGACCAATGATCTTGTTGCTGTTCATTTCAATTGGATCACCAAAGTTGACTTTTACACCTGCTGAGTCAGTAATATTCTTACCACTGGCAATTTGTAATGTTGATGAAACTTGAATTACACCAGAAGCACCGGTGCCCAATTGAACATTACCTGTACCGCTAGTTAAAAGTTGTAGACTTTGGTTTACATCGGCGGTAACTGTAATTGTACCACTGTTATCTTCTAGAACTTTTTGTCCGTTAATATACAAAGAACCTGGACCGACGAACACGTCTTTCCACATGTAACTTGCACTACCTAAGCTGTAAACGTTGTCTGCGCTAGGTAGAATATCACCAGTAATTGTTTGATTACCGGTTAGGGTTAAACCAGCAAATGTTGGACTAGAACTTGTTGCTAGACCTTGTGCTGTAGTAATTACACCAGTTGAGCTGTTATAGCTAATGCCAGAACCAGCACTGATCGCGCTACGTGCGCGAGCATTTGTAAAATAAAGATTACCGTTTTCAGCAACGTCGCCTGTATCGATAGTTACCGAACCTGTTTCGCCGTTAACACTGGTTACACCACCAATTTGAACAACGCTGGATGTGCCGTTGTCTCTCTTGATATATAGTAAACCATCATATGTGTTGATTGCGATTTCGCCCAATGCTAATTGACCGGTGGTAGGTACCTTACCTGGGGTCGCACTGCGCTTTAAAATGATTGTATTGGCCATTTTGAGTATATACTCCTGTTGAATTTATAGGTCATTCGTTCCCTACTATTCTAAAAAGTATTTATCAAAAAAATAGCTTATGCTAAGGATATTGGTTAAAATTCGCCGCCGTCGACATTAATATCAAGGGCTGTAATACCGTTAATTTCGCCGGTTTCATCTACAGTGACCTGCAAAGTTTTGGTAGCAGAACCATATGTTCCGCTGACATCTGTTGTGTTAATTCTGCCTTCTTTGGCAAACACTAAATTAGTAGATCCGGGATTGATGACCCCATTGGTTATAAGAGTCCAAGTCGATTTGGCATGAGCGTTGCCTTCTTCTACATAAACTTTATTACCTGAACTAAGTTCAAAGATGCTATCGGCATCATCGGACCTGGTCAATCTGCTGGTAGAAATATTCCAACTATAAATTCCATTTTGACTTTGAGTAGATTGGCCAAGTAATAACACTCTATCTTTATCGGCAAGACTTATTCCGTCTATTGTTAAAATATTAGCAGAAAGATTAATATTTGATCGTGTGGCTAGGCGAACACTATCTTTATAATCTGAGACAGCGCTGACAAAGTTTTTACCGCGAAATATTGGCATATCTGGAATCCATTTTATATATTTATGTTTATTTACAAATGGAAAAGGGTGCAAATTGCACCCTTTTCTTAGATATTAATCAAAGATTAATATGTACCACCGTCGATGTTACTTGATTCGTTTAGAATACCACCAGCAGTCAATGTGCTAGTAGAGCTTACGCGAACGAAGATATAATCGTTGGATTCTGGGGCTGTATCAAACACAATACTTGTTACATTACTAGCTGTGCTAATTGTGTAAGAGTATGTAGGTGCTTGGATTAAACCGTTGATATACACTTGTGTGTTATCAATTGAAGTAACATTTACACCAGTGCTGAAGCTAGTTGTTGTACCGTCACCGGTAAAGTTCAGTGTTGTAGCTGTAACGGCAATGTTCTGTGGAACGAATTCGCCTAATGCGCTACTCCAAACAAGCGTGTAACCGTCTTGTAGAGCTTCTGAGCTATTAACATCGCTTAAATCACGGATACTTGCCGCAGCAATTCTTGCATCTGCACGATTATCAGTGTAGTATAGATTTACTGCACCTTCGCTGATTGAATCAGTTGTAGGTGTAACAAATGTAAATGCACCTGTACCGGTGTTGTATGCTAGAATGTTGTTGTCATCTGTAGTTAGAGTGATAGCACTACGAGCACGAGCATCTGTGAAGTATAGGTTGTTACTACCTTCTGCAATATTGTCAGTGTCTAATACAACGTCGCCTGTTTGTGTGTTAACACTCCAAACAGCGGCTTGTGTGCTGATTATACCGGTAGATGGATCATAATCAATATTGCTACCGTTGCTGACGCTGTTACGAGCACGAGCAGTAGTGAAATATAGATTTGTCGCACCTTCTGCGATTTCATCAGTGTCTACGCTAGACAAGCTAAATGCAAATGCACCAGTTGTGCTATTATAGCTCAGAGCATCCTGGTTGTCAGATGTTAGGCTAATAGCATTTCTAACTCTAGCAGTTGTGTGATACTGATTTGTCGCACCTTCTGCTACGTCATCAGTTGTAGGTGTTGCTACAGAAATGATACCAGTTGCATCGTTATAGCTGATTTGCCAGCCAGTTGCACTGATACTTTGACGAGCACGAGCCTGTGTGAAGTATAAGTTGGTTGTACCTTCTGTTACTTCGTCGGTATTAATACCGCCTAAGTCAAAGTTAAATACACCGGTTGAACTATCATAACTCAGAACTGTTGCATCACTTGTTGTCAAGCTAACTGCGTTACGGGCGCGAGCTTGTGTAAAGTATTCATTTGTAGAACCTTCACCAATATCATCAGTGTCTAATGTATCACTGCCACCTAAAGCAATAGTAGCACCGTTGATTGTAATACTATCATTGGTTAAACTGCTATTTGGAATATTAGCTAGGCTGAATACTCCAGTTGCGCTGTCGTATGTAACTCCAGAAGCTGTGGTTGCGCTAAAGTGGGCTCTTGCTTCACTAGCACTTGGACCAGTATATGTGAATTCACCGGTTGCACTGTCATAGCTGAAACTGCCATCTCCGCCAGCGTCAATAGCAGAGAAATGAGCTCTTGCTTCGGCACCACTTGGACCTGTATATGTGAATACACCGGTTGTGTTATCGTAGCTGAATGAGCCATCACCACCTAGATCAACTGCGCTTACTGCTGTGCGATAATCAGCATCATCTGGACCGGTATAGCTAAATGCACCGGTTGTTGAATTATAGCTAAAGTTACCGTCACCACTAACTTTAATAGCACTTAATTCGCCACGGATATTAGAAGCAGTTACTTTAGCGAATGTAAACGCACCTGTTGAACTATCGTAAGATAGTGCGCCGTGACCTGTACCACTGTTTGTTGCAGTGAAGTGAGCACGAGCTTCGCTGGCGCTTGGACCAGTGTATGTGAATACACCAGTTGCACTATCGTAGCTAAAGCTACCATCGCCGCCTGCATCTACGTGACTTACAGCATTACGAGCGCGAGTATCAGTAAAGTATAAGTTTGTAGTGCCTTCTGCTAGAGCATCAGTGTCATGGTTGCTGATATCGCTGACTTGACCTGTTACGTTACCAGTTAGGTTACCAGTTACGTTACCAGTTACATCACCTGTTAGGTTACCAGTTACGTTACCAGTTAGGTTACCACTGAAACCAGTATTAGCTGTAATTGTTGTACCAGTTACAGCGGCAGGAGCTACGCCACCAATTACTGTACCATCGATGTTACCACCGTTGATATCGACCGTTGCGAATGTGCTTGTGCCTGTGCTTGTAACATCACCAGCTACGTTACCTGTTACATTACCAGTTAAATCACCAGTTACGTTACCAGTTACGTTGCCTGTTAAAGGACCATTGAAACCGGCTGCTGTTAGGCTACCAGTTGTAGAGAAATCACCGTTGACATTAACGTCTTTGTTAAATTCCCAGCTATCTGTACCGCTAGCATAAGTGATTGTAGCATTAGCACCATCAACAGTAATACCAGCACCATTGGCAGCGGCTGCATTGGCAGCACCTTGAGCAATAGTGATGTTCTTATCTGTAACTGTTAAATCAGTAGAATTGATTGTTGTCAATGTACCGTTAACTGTTAGATCACCGCTGACTGTTAGATCATTGAATGTAACGTTGTCAGTTGTACCAACACTTTGGCCAATACTGAATACACCAGTTCCGCTGTTATAGCTTACGCCTGTACCAGCACCAACATCTGCACGAGTGCGAGCTGTTGTGTAGTATAAGTTTGAACCTTCAGCTAGGTCTGTTGTAGACTTGGCAGCAAATGCGCTGTCAAAGCGAGCCTGTGTGTAGTATAGGTTAGAACCTTCTGCAACATCATCAGTGTCTTTAGCAGCTAACGCACTGTCAAAGCGAGCCTGTGTGTAATATAGGTTCGTTGTACCTTCAGATACATCATCTGTATCTAATGTTACGCTTCCGCCTAACGCTGTTGTATAACCGTTAACGGTGATATCACTGTTTGTTAAACTGCTGTTAGGAATACTTGCTAGAGCAATTACACCAGTTGTGCTGTTGTATGTAACTCCAGAAGCTGTAGTTGCACTTAGGTGAGCACGAACTTCGGATGCGCTTGGACCTGTATAGGTAAATGCACCTGTAGCACTGTCGTAGCTGAATGAGCCATCACCGCCTGCATCAACTGCGCTTAGATGAGCGCGAACTTCTGCACTGCTTGGACCAGTATAGCTAATTACACCGGTTGTGCTGTTATAAGCGATGTCACCATCACCACTAACTTTAGTTGCACTAATGGCACCACGATAATCAGTATTTGTAGGACCATCATATGTGAACACACCAGTGTTACTGTCGTATTGTAAATTACCATCGCCGCTGGCAGCATTTGCACTAACAGCTTGACGATAGTCGGCATCATCTGGACCAACATAGGTGAATACACCGGTTGTGTTATCATAGCTGAATGTACCATCACCACTAGTTTGTGCAGAATTTAAATGAGCACGAACTTCACTAGCACTTGGGCCAGTGTATGTGAATACACCAGTTGTGCTGTTGTATGCAAATGATCCATCACCACCTGCGTCAGTAGCAGAGAAATGAGCTCTTGCTTCACTTGCACTTGGGCCAGTGTAAGTAAATGCACCAGTTGCACTATCATATGCAAATGATCCATCACCACCTGCGTCAACTGCGCTGACGTCAGCACGAGTGCGAGCTGTTGTGTAGTATAAATTAGTTGTACCTTCAGCAACATCATCTGTGCTAGGTGTTGCCACTGTAATTACACCAGTTCCGCTGTTATAGCTGATTTGCCAACCAGTTGTGCTGATACTTGCGCGAGCGCGAGCGTCAGTAAAGTATAGGTTGTTTGTACCTTCAGCAACGTCATCTGTTGTTTGATTACCCAGACTGAATGTAAATACACCAGTTGAATTATCATAGCTTAGAACGTTGGCATTATCGCTGGTTAGGCTTACTGCGTTACGAGCACGAGCATTGGTAAAGTATAGGTTAGTAGAACCTTCAGTAATACCATCTGTTGTTGGTGTTGTGTAACTGAAAATACCTGTACCAGCATCATAGCTTAGATCACCGCCTGCACTAACGGCTGCGCGAACGCGAGCATCAGTGTAGTATAAGTTTACACTACCTTCTGAAATAGCATCAGTTGTTGGCTTAACAAATGTAAATACACCTGTGCCAGTATTGTAACTTAAAACGTTACTGTCATTTGTTGTTAAACTTACTGCACCAGCTCCGCGAGCATTAGTGAAGTATAAGTTTGTCGAACCTTCAGCGATATCATCTGTGTCTAAAACAACATCGTGTTCTTGTCCGTTTACACTCCAAACAGCAGCCTGTGTGCTGATAACACCAGTGCTACTGTCGTATGCAATGTTAGCACCATTACTGATACTTGCACGAGCGCGAGCTGTTGTGAAGTATAAATTTGTTGAACCTTCAACAATTTTATCTGTATCAGGTGTTGTAAATGTAATTTGACCAGTAATTGCACTATAAGAAATAATAGTGCCGTCATCACTGTTCATACTAATACTGTTACGAGCACGAGCTGTTGTAAAGTATAAGTTTGTTGCACCTTCTAATACACCGTCACTGGTTGGGTGACGATATGTAAATTGACCAGTCGATTGGTCATAACTTAATACTACGCCGTTGTCGCTGTCTAGACTTACAGCACTACGAACACGACCGTTTGTATAGTATAAATTAGTTGTACCTTCAGCAACATCATCTGTGCTGTAGATCATCTGTGCGTCGATGGCATCATCGACATATTTTTTGGTAGCTGCACTTAGATCGAAGGTTGGAACTCCGGCTAAGGTCAACTCACCAGTCATTGCTACGCTACCATCTAATGGTACTTTTGTAGCAATACTGTTGGCAACTGTAGTTGCAAAATTAGGATCGTCGCCGATTGCAGCAGCCAATTCATTCAATGTGTCTAACAGTTGGGGAGAACTATCAATAAGTTCTGCAATAGCTGTCTTAACGAATGCTGTGCTAGCCAACTGATTTGTATTAGTTGCCTGCACTGGTGTTTCCGCTGTAGGTTGACCACGTAGGTCAACGCTTTCCATAATCGAGCTTGATCTTGCTTTAATTAATGGCATTTTTATATCCTCATTACAAGACTTCTAATGAAATCTTATTCAATTTGTGTATCACTTCCACTATCTAACGCATTAGCCAATTCACCTAAAGTGTTTAGCAATTCAGGTGCTCCGCTTATTAAATTGGAAATTTCTTGGTTAACCATTTGAGTAGTTGCAATACCGCTGAGTGGATCCGATGTTGTCGGTTGACCCCGTAAATTTACGCTGTCAACAATTGAACTTGCTTTAAGTTTAATCAACGGCATCTTATCCTCTCCCTGGCATTTTTAAGTTTGGTGCCACCAACATGAGAATAGTTTTTATATGACTAGCAGCCAATAGTTTTTAGTTATTTCAACTGAACCATTGGATGCCGTTACTGTAAATTCGTATCGACTAGGGCTACTGTTATTAGGAGCAGTTCCTACGATACGATTTTGGTTAAGTGATATAGATAACCAACTTAACCCGGATTCCCCTGCATAAGCAGGTGCAAGTGTTACGCTTGTAGCATTATTTATCGAAATGTCGAAACTAATGCTATCTCCTCCCCTAAAACGTCCAATATAGTTAGTGCTATCTAAGAACTGGGGTTTGTTCAAGCCATAGTTTATTAAATTTTTATAAACATACTCGTTGCCACTTGTGTCTATTAGAGTCAAGTCTTGTGGTGTGTTCCATATTGGACCATCAACTTGACTAGTTTCTACCATAACCTGCAGGATATTTTCTGCAGGATAGTCAATTCGTGTTATATTCTTATTGCCAATCTTTACACCAGTTCCGTAGGTAATGTCATGCGCTACAATAGAAACAGTGGTGTAAATGCCAATAGTGCTATAGCTGACATCAACAATTTTAGGACGCGGTCTATCGCTGGTTGTGTTGCTACGTAAAATTCTAACTTGTATTCTATCCCCGGACTCAGGAGCCTCGTCAAATGCTAATGTAGTGCCGTTGATAATGCTATAACTGTAATAAGGTTCTTGTGTAATACCGTTAATGGATACTACTAGTAAGTTTGGACTGCTTACACTGGTCTGAATGTCATACTCTAATGTTGTGCTATCACCTATGAAGTATCTAGTGATCGGAGTAATTGTATTTGTTTGACTTCTAAATTGTCCGAATGTAGTGTCATAAACTAAAACTTCGCCAGTGACTGGATTGCTGACAGTAACATCCGTTAAATCATTCAGTGTTAGATTAGAAATTCTATTATCTAAATTTGTACCTGAGGATGTGATTTGAGTATCTACATAGGTTTTATTAGCTATAACTTGCCAGCTAGTACCATCAAAGAACTCAGGATTTAATAATTCCGTTGCATAACGTAATTGACCTTCTTCGCCTGCAGGGCGCTGGCCAGTAGTGCCACGTGGCAGTTTAAGTGCTCCACTGGCATCAATATCTATTGTTCCACCTTCGGGAGTTAAGGTTTCTGTTGCATGATTAATTTTAATTGCCATTTTATACCATTACAAAATCAATTGAAGCTGTCCAATTTACAGTATCTCCAGCAATACCTGTGCATTGAACAGTTAACTCTCCAGAATTATCGAAACTCATTGTAGGATCAGTAAAACTGGCAGTGTCTACGTAGGTATTAACTACGTATCCAGTTACTGTGGTTGTACCATTTAAGTAGCAACCTTTTATTTCATATGCCGCTGTATTTGTTATACTACGTCCGACTACATAGGCTGTAAAAAACACAGTAGATTCTACTGTGTATTTTTGATTATCGCGGTTGAGCAAAGTTGTTGCATTATCGTTAACAGTGATTCCTGTCAGCGTTATTCTTTCGTTTTTTAATCCGATCTTAAACGCATCAGTGGTTGTACCATTTAGTTTTGTATAGACAGACATTATCGGTTCCAGCTTTCAAGAATCATTTCTTCTATCTTATTTATTAGATTTTGACCCGGCTCTGATTCTTTCCATTTGCCTAAAGGACATTCAGCTACAGCAAGCATTGCCTTTGCTGGCATATAACAGCCGCACTGTTTGCAGGTTCTAAATGATGTAAGTGATTCGCAGCCTTGACATATTTTCATTCTCTGCTGTTTTACTTGATTATTAACTGTTTTTAACATTTCAAATATTTATAAACAACAAAAGGACCCTGAGGTCCTTTTGTGTTGAGTAGTAAAACTCTATGCTTGATTAAGCATACTTGACAGAACCCATAGCAATCTTGCCTAGGTAGTCAGCAGCATTGCCCAAAGAGCTTGCTGTGTTTGTTAGTTCAACGTAACCATAACGTGTCATGAATGATACGACTGGTTCCATTGTAGCTGGATCAAGAACAACACCGCTGCTCATCAATGGGATGTATGGGCAGTAGAATGCTGCGGCGTCCATTTCATTAGGACCTTTGTATCCAACTAGGATAGGAGCTGTTGCGTCAGCATAGCTGTCTACGTAAACACGAACGCTGCTGTTTAATGTACCAGCAAATTTTGTGTTTGTAGGAGCTTCGAAAGTACCTTCTGTTGTACGAGCAAACGCACTTGTTGTAGCACTTTGTAGCACTGTTAGTGCTGTTGGGCTTACAACAACGAAGTTACCAGCACCACGACGTGTGCGCTGAGCAATCTTGTTAGCAACATCATTGATCATGATAGCTAGTGTAGCGTGCTGGTCACCAACGAAAGTTGCTGTACCAGTGAATGCTGTACCACCAGAACCTTGGTCGAATGTGTGAACTGCGGTACCGCTTAGAGTGCGTAGTTTACCTAGCAACTCTTGGTCGATTTCAGCAGTAATTTCTTGTGCTAGAGCAGCCATGATTTCTGCTTCAACGTCCAAACCGTGCATGGCTTGTGCGTCTTGAGCAGCTTCAAAAGTCCAGCGAGCACTCATCTTACGAGTTTGTGCTTCAACTGTTTGCTTTAGAATCTGGATGCTTAGTTTCTTACCAACTTGACCTTCCATTGTAGCTGTTTGAACGCCACCTGGATTGCTTGCATCGCCGTTACCGCTGTAAGCCTTAGCAATGTTGAATGGGCTAAGAGCTTCAGAACCGGCTGTTACACCAGCTGCTGTTTCAGCATAACGAACACGTAGAGTGTGAATTTGACCAACAGGGCCAGTCATTGGCTGAACGCCGATGATTTCGTTGGCAATAACTGTTGGCATAACACGACGGATAACAGGTAGAATTACCTTGTTTAGAACCGCAATGTTACCAGTCTGTGTAGCACCAGCACTTGCAGCTTCCATAATGTTTTTCTTTGTGTTTTCTAACACAGTTTCCATGACAGCCTTACGGTTGCCATTTAGCCCTTCTAGTAGAACGTCTTTAGTAGCAGTCCAATTTTGGGCCTCGAAAAGTTTCTCAGACATTATAGTCTCCTTTAATAATTACTTTCCAATTCCGGCTAATTTTCTTAGTGATATGATATCTGCCTCGGGAGCAGCGTTCTCACTAGAAGTTTTGTCGCCTGTTACCGCAGTCTTCTGCGATGTTGCGCTTTCGGAAATTACAGCACGGCCTGTTGGCTTCGCTGCGGTTTCACTTAAAACAGCTGGTAGATATTTGTTATACGATTCACGTAGGTTTTCTGTCTTAGTTGTCTTTAACAGATCTTCCATGATGTCACGCTTCTCTTTACCGAGAGGCGCTACCAACTCTTGCATTATTGCCTGACGCTTAACAGCATCTTCAGCAATACGAATCTTTGCTTGCGCTTGAGCAATTTCTACATCTTTACTTTCGACTAACTTACTTGTTTCGTTTAGTTTAGTTGTAAGAGCAGTTAACTGATCACCGAGTTTCTTAACCTGAGTGCCATCAGCAAATCCGCTAGCCATAAATTCAGCAGCAAACGCTTCCATGATCTTACGACCAAAGGAGTTTTCGCGACTGACTTGAATGTCTTCACGAAGCTGTGTAATTTCTGTGCGTAGTGTTTCACTTAGAAGTTTTTCTGCCTTAACAGCAGCTTCTTTAATGAATTTTGCTTTAGCTTCAGCAATTACTTTGCGACCTTCGGTTACTAGGTCGACACGAGCTTTAACTAATTTGTCTTCGTCTTCTTTCAACTCACGTAGTTCGTTGCTAAGTTTCTTAAGTGCAAATTCTTCAAGTTTTTCAAAGTTTGCTTTTTGGGCCTTGCGATCTTCTCTAAGTTCTTTAACTTCCTTAGACATTTGTTCCATAACGAACTTGTTTAAAAGTTTTGCATGTTCACGCATTTGTTGTTTGTAAGCTACACGAGCTTCAACAACGCTATGCTTGTCCTGTGCAAATTCTTCTAGTTCTTTACGAAGTGCTTCGGAAATCATTTTATCAGCAGCCTCTACAATTAAGCCTTTGTCGTGTTCATAGCGTTGGCTGAATTCTTCTCTTAATTCAGATTCTACTTGTTCACGCAACACTTTAGCTTGGTTATCCCATGCTTCTTGTAGTTGTGTCTGAACGTCCTCAGATAAAACCCCAGTGCCGAATAGTTCTTTAATTCCGCTCATCTATTTCCCCTTATTTTTTATTTAGGTTATTGATGAACCTGAGAACCTCTTCCTTGAGGTATTTTTGTGCAACATTGTCATGTCTTACAGCACTTGCAACGTCCATAAGGGCGCCGCGTCTACGATCCATCATTACACGTTCATAGATAGCTTTGGGATATGCATTTGGAGCACTAGGTTGAGCCACGATGTCTACCGTGACAATCTCAAAATCAGTAACGCCACCAGATTCATTGACGTTACCTGAACCCCTACTGGAAACACCAAGTTTCACACCACTCTCTAATAGAGTTTTTACGATGTTACCCATTGGTGTAGGTAGGATTTTTAATTTACCAATACCGTTATTCTCATTCATATACATATTAGTAATCATATGAGAAACACGGTCTAGGTTAACTTGCAGGTCATCTGGGTGATCGGCTTCGCCTAGCACACTGAGACCTTCTTTAATTTTTTGGGCAATGTTACTACATGCTCTAGCGATTTCGTTGACAGGATAAACTCTCTGATTTTGATTTCTTACCCCGCCTTGAATGAAAATACCTTCCATGTAGAGATCCTTGCCACCGCTGGCATTCTCAATCAAGTGGGTTCTCATCCCCGCTTGGTCGAATGTTAGGGCTTCTACTAGTGGTAATGCCATGCTATTAAGCCTTTGCTACAGGGCTAGTTTTGTTACTAGCTGCGTCGCTATTCTTAGGAACACTTACACCTTTTGGAGCAGGAGCTTTAGCATTGCCAACTTTGTTTACGTTGCCCATGTCGTCTGTTTTGACGCTTGGATCAGCCATGCCTTTACCTGCTTCGCCTGTAAAGTTAACAGCTTTAGCACCGTTACTATCGATACGCTTTGTTGTAGCTACTGGACTCTTGGTGTTTTGACCATTGTCACCGTGTGTTGGGTTTGGAACTGCTTTTAAAGAAACTGCTTCACCAAAAGCACTAAAGCCTTCTTCTGTAGGTTCTTCAGCAGGCATATCGCCAGCCTCCCCGCCCATTAGGTCTGCAAAAATTGCTTTTAGATCTGCTAGTGCATCATCTACTTTTTGTAGTGCTTCTTCTGCGTCGCCGGCCGGTGCATCAGTAGGCTCAGTTGGCTCTTGGCCGCCTAAGGCTAAATCAGCAGTGGCTTCTGGCTCTTTAGGCTCATCAGCACTCATTGGATCTTCTTCGTCGTCGCCTTCGGCTTCGCCGAATAGCTGTTCATCTTCTAGATCTTCTTCGTTGGCAATGATTTCATCTTCAAAATCTTGGTCGGCTGCGCCGCCGATGCCTTCTTCTAGATCTTCGTCCTCTGACTCATCTAGTTCTTCTTCAGCAGCTTCGTCGAACTGACTTAGTTCTTCGTAAATGCTTTTGCCCTTGCTAACGAAATATTGATGTAGCAACTCGCTCGCACGATCTTCTTCCTTGTTAATTAGGGCCTCTAATACTTGTTCTAATGTATGTTTAGACATTTGTTGATCTCCTTTTTGGCCAAAAGTGGTTTGTCTGTAAGTATATTTACAGCTATAGTATAAAAGTGGTGGAGAAATACCGTTAAAAACGCAGTTTTCTCAGAGAAAACTTAGTTAAGTATGCCCTATTTACATAGGAGCAACAGGTCGCTGGTATATTTTTTTATAAAGTTCGCGTCGTTCGTCCATTTCTAACTTACGAACTTCGCGCATTTTTCTCAGCTTGCTAAGATGCTCAAGGGTAAGGCGCGGACGTCTTGTATCCATTTTACTAGCAGTAGCAAATTCATTTTCACTAGGATCTTGATGTCCTTGTCTAACTTCATTGAGGCGCATTTGGTGTAGCTCCTGGGGTTACAGCAGGGGCAGTGCCGCCTAATGGACTAGGTGCTTGCTCTGTTCCTGTTGCTTGTGGTTCTTGTGCTAGTGTGTCTAGCTGTCCCATATCGTCTTCGGTAGGACGTTGTATTCCTAATGTATTTAAGTCTCCGCCGGCTAATGCTGCATCATCTGCGGGAGTAGATATTGCACCATCGGGATTTTCTTCCTGCCACATTGTTTCATTTTCAACAATTTCTTCATCAGTTAAGCCTAGATATTTCTTCAAAGCAAAACGTCTTGCAATGTAAGGAACTTCTGCCAGCTGACTGAATACTGCGGCTCTTGCATTATTAACTTCAATTTCACGATATTCACTGAAGCTTTGTGGTGGTAAGAACTGTAGCTTGAATGTGCTGGAATCTAACTCAACACCTTTTTTCTTCAAGAACATTTTAAATTCTTTGTCCAGTGGACCAATCATTAAGTTTTGTAGGCGTTGGCAATATTTGTTAAAACGATATTCTTGAATGAACGCTGTACCTACACGACCGTCATTGAATACTGCTGTGCCATCATCAGGACCTGTAGGCATATAACTACTAGGAATACGCAGAGCTCGCATTAACTTGTTTGTAAAATACTTTAAGTCATCAATCTGACCTAGGTTATCTCCGCCTGGCAAAACTTCAACTTTACTACCACGACCTTCTGCTGTCTGTGCAAAGAAGTAGTCTTCTAACATGCTTAGTGGGTTATAGCTAGCATCCATCATACTGGTTCCACCGCCTGTTTTACTAGGAATACGACGCTGATGAATTTCATTTTTAACACGTTCCACAAAACTCATAGCCATGTTAGCAGGCATGTTACCTACGTCAATATAGAATACACGACGTTCTGGAGCACGTTGGACACGATAGATAATGATACTATCTTCCAGCAACGACTTCTGCTGGAATACTTTATATACTGCTTCTAGAATACTTGTACCAAATGGATAGTTAATGTCCATACCTTCGCTAAGACTTAGATGCACTATGTGACTAGAGTTGACTGCTATTTCAACTTGATTACTAGATGCATTAGAAGCAGTAGGACTGGCAAACTGTGTGAATGCTGTTTTAGCGAATTGAGTAGGACCGAAATTCTGATCAGTTATTAAAGGCTCAGATGCTACTTTATCGGTGATATTCAAGCTCAAATTCTTAATAATATACTGCTCTACTTCTTTGCCTTTGGATTCATTTATAATTAATTTACTAACGTCGGCGGCACTAACATAGTATAATTCATAGGTTTCTGGATCTCGAATAAAGAACTGATCGCCATATTTTAAACCATTACGCACCATACGCCATATGCGTTTATTCCAGTCATTGATCATACACCACTGACGTAGACTAGCTGTTAATACTTTGACTTCGGCATCTGTAGGATCTTGAAAATGTTCAATTGAAAAAGGCAAATTACTTTCGTAATCAAATTGAGTGCAGAATTCAGATATAGTATCTAAGGCACCGTTTACTTCGCTGTCGGAATCCATAATTTCATATTGATTATATCTGTCAATACGATTCGGAGTTCCTGTGTAAACGTCTTTTAACCAACTGTTAAATTTTGTCGAAGTTCCATTATGAGCAGAAGTATTACTTTTTACTCGTGCTAGTTCATTTGCGGTTTGTGGTATTTGAAAGTGTTTACGCCAACTCATTTTTTATCCTGTCATATATTTATTAGTTGTTATTAAATCGTAGGTCCGCAATTTTACGTTCTGTAGATGCCTGATAGCTTACGCCGCGGGCGTTAATTTGGTTGCCATATCCAGCTTCTTCTCTAATTGCTTTGAGTTCTTCAATCATTTTTCTATTGGCGTCTAGTGCATCTCTATTTTCTTTTTCTCTCTTTTCAGCAGCTGATAATTGTTGTTCTTCCATAGTTTTAGCTACACTTGCAGACTCTTCACTTAAATAATTTTTCCAAACGCTAACTAAGCCTCCTGCTACGCCACCCAGGGCTGCACCCACTGCCGTACCAACCGGACCACCTATCATAGTACCAAGCATAGCACCAGTGCCAGCCATACTTAGAGCACTACCAGTAACATCCAAAACCTTAGCAGTTTCTTCGTGTCCGCCGGCAATGGCTGCATCTTTCATCATGTCTACCCCGATACCAGCTACCATTCCTATACCAATACCTTTTGGTGACATCATTTTTTCACCTGCAGAAGCTAAACCAGGTCTAGCTTTGTTCCATGTTCCTTTGACTTTGTCGCGGGCGCCGGCTGTAGACATCATTACAG